TACGCCGGCGCTGCCGCTGTTCGCGCAACTGCGGCGCTACACGCTGGCGGTCATCGCCGCCGCCGAGACCGCCGCCGACTTCGCGGCCGTGCTGTTTACCGATGCCCCCGCCAACGGTGAGGCGCAGGCCCTCGAACCGATGGACGTAGTCGAGCTCGAGAAGCGCATGGCCACTGTGCTGCCCGATGGTTGGCGACTGGGCCAGATCGAGGCTCAGCAGCCGACCACCAGCTACGGCGAGTTCAAGCGGGAGATCCTCAACGAGATCGCCCGCTGTCTGAACCTGCCCTTCAACGTCGCCGCCGGCAACAGCGCCGGCTACAACTACGCCTCCGGTCGCCTCGATCACCAGACCTACTTCAAGTCCATCCGCGTCGAGCAGGCGCACCTGGCCGAGACGGTGCTCGACCGCATCTTCGCGGCCTGGGTCCACGAGGCCATGTTGATGACCGAGTTCGCCTTCCTGCGGACGGCCGGCGCACTGCCGCACCAGTGGTTCTTCGACGGCACCGAACACGTCGACCCGGCCAAGGAAGCCAACGCGCAAGCGACCCGCCTGGCCAACAACACCACCACGCTCGCGGCGGAGTACGCCCGCCAGGGCAAGGACTGGGAGACCGAATTGCACCAGCGTGCGAAGGAACGCGCGATGATGCGGGAACTAGGCCTGGGCGAAGCCGCCGCAACACCCATTTCGGACACAGACGAAGAAGAGGAGCCCGACACGGATGCCCGTGGAAACGACCAACAACGCGCAGCCTGACTACCTCAGCTTCCGCTGCCCGCTGACCGTCGAGGCGGCAGCCCCCGGAAGCGACGGCAGACTTCCGGGGGTGCCCAAGTTCAGCATGGTGGCCTACACCGGCGGGACGATGCGGATCACCGGTTTCCCGCACCCGGTCGTGGTGGACCTCGAAGGTCTGGCCATCGATCGCCAGGACATCCCAGTCCGCCTCGATCACAACCCGCGCCAGGGCGTCGGCCACACGCAGCGCGTGGTGGTCGAGAACGGTCAGGTCGTTGCCGAGGGACTGGTCAGCCGGGACACCTCGTGGGCCCGCGACGTGGCCAAGAGCGGGTCGAACGGCTTCCCCTGGCAGGCCAGCATCGGCGCGGCCGTGGTGAACGCCGAGTTCATCCCCAACGGTCAGCAGGTCACCGTCAACGGCCGCACGTTCGATGGCCCACTGCACGTGGTCCGTCGCGCCATCCTCAAGGAAATCTCGTTCGTCGACAGCGGCGCGGACACGAACACCCGCGCCCGCATCGCCGCGCAGCACCCCGTGAAAGGAAATCCCATGCCCGAATCGACGCCGACCGCCTCCAATGACACGGCCCCCAAGGCCCCCGGCAGGCCCGACGCGACCCACCCTGAACCGCAGCCCGATCCGATCTCGACGCCACGCGTGGACGATGCCATGCCTGACCCGGCGTGGGCAACCTCTGCGCCGTCGGCTCCCGCAGCGGCGCAGCGTGTGCAGGCTGCTGCCGACGAGGATCAGCCGCTTACGCGCATGCGTCAGCAGATGGCGGCCGAGGTCCGGCGCGTCGAGACGATCCGCAGGGTCTGCGCCGGCAAGCATCCGGACATCGAGGCCAAGGCCATCGAGGAAGGCTGGGACGAGAGCCGCACCGAGCTGCATGTGCTCCGCGCGTCCCGCCCGCAGGTGCCTGCCGTAGCCTCCCAGCCCCACAACACCAGTCCGCAGGTGTTCGAGGCCGTGGCGCTGATGGCCAGCGGTCTGCCCAACTCGCGGATCGAGGCGCACTACGCCGAGCCGGTCCTGGAGGCTGCCGACAAGCTGCGCGGCGTGGGCATCCAGGAGTTCTGCGAACTGGCGTGCGGGGTGCAGTTGCCGCGCTTCCGACGCGATGCTTCGGGCTGGCTGCAGGCGGCGTTCAGCACCACCAGTCTGCCCGGCATCCTCAGCAACATCGCCAACAAGATGCTGCTGGAAGGCTACAACTACGTCGAGGACGCCTGGCGGCAGATTGCGAAGATCGCATCGGTCAACGACTTCAAGGAGCACACCCGCTACCGGATGACCGGCAGCTTCCAGTTCCAGCAGGTCGCGCCGGACGGCGAGGAATACGACTCCGACGAGTTGGTGAATTACCTGCATTTCTGCCTGACCGGCGATGCCGTCGCCCTGCGCATTCCCGATTGCCCCATGTATCTGGATGCGTGGCTTGGCACGCCGGAGCTATGGCCCGGCGACACGCCGAAGCTCGGCGGGAAGTTCATCGCCTGCGTGGCGATTGAGGGCTTTCCGGGCTTCACCATCCCCGGCTTGCTCGATCTGCTCGACGGCCTGCCGCTGTCCTATCGCTGGTCCTCGCGCTTCATCTTCCTTGAACAGCATGAGGCCGTCGCGGCGCTCAACCGCTACCGGCTGAAATGGCAACAGAAGGTGCGCGGGTTCTGGTCGCAAGTCATCAAGAGCAACAAGGGCATGATTAACACCGATGCCCTTGCGATGATGCAGGACAGCGAACAGGCGATGAATGAGGCCCGTTCGGGCCTTGTTGCTTATGGCTACTACACGCCCGTGGTGGTCCTGATGCACGAAAACCGCCAGTTCCTTGAGGAACAGGCGCGCTATGTTCGCCGCGAGGTTGAGCGCAAGGGCTTCGCCGCCCGGATCGAAACCGTCAACTGCCTTGAGGCGTGGCTTGGCTCGCTGCCGGGGCACACCTACCCGAACGTGCGGCGGCCCTTGATCCATACGCTCAATCTCGCCGATCTGCTGCCGCTGTCCAGCGTGTGGCCGGGCCTGCGGGAGAATCCTTGCGACTTCTACCCGCCCGCCTCACCGCCGCTCATGCAGACGGTGACAACCGGCGCGACCCCGTTCCGCCTCAACCTGCATGTCGGCGACGTGGGCCATACGCTCGTTTTCGGCCCGACCGGCGCGGGCAAGTCCACGCTGCTGGCAACGCTGCTTGCGCAGGCCCGGCGCTATCGCAGTCGGCCACGGCCTGACGGCTCCACGCTCCCCATGACGATCACGGCCTTTGACAAGGGCCGTTCGCTCTATGCGCTCTGCTCGGCCACGGGCGGGCTGCATTACGACATAGGGGCCGACGATAGCCGGGTGGCCGTCGCTCCGCTCGCGGACATTGACAGCGATAGCGCCATGCTGTGGGCCGAAGAATGGGCGGCGATCTGCTTTGAATTGCAGGCGGGCAAGCCGCCCAGCCCGCACCAAAAGGGCGAGATTCACCGCGCCATGACGCTGCTGCGGGAAGCTCCGCGCGAGTTCCGTTCGCTGACTGACTTCGTGACAACGGTGCAGGACGATGAAATCCGGGCGGCGCTGAACCATTACACGATCAGCGGCGCTATGGGGCATCTGCTCGATGGCAAGTCGGACTCGGTGAGCCTGTCGGCCTTCACGGTGTTTGAAATAGACGAGTTGATGAAGCTCGGCGACAAGAACGCCATTCCGGTGCTGCTCTACCTGTTCCGGCGTTTCGAGCAATCCTTGACCGGGCAACCCGCGATCCTCTCGCTTGATGAGGCGTGGGTGATGCTCGGTCATAAGGTGTTCCGCGAACGTCTGCGGGAATGGCTGAAAGAGCTTCGCAAGAAAAACTGCCTCGTCCTGCTGGCAACGCAAAGCCTGTCCGATGCGGTCGCGTCGGGCCTGCTCGATGTGCTGCTGGAACAGTGCCCGACTAAGATACTGCTCCCGAATAAGGAAGCCGATCTACGCGGCACCAAAGAGAACCCCGGCCCGGCGGACCTCTATCAATCGTTCGGCCTGAATGACCGGGAAATCAATCTGCTGAAAAACAGTCAATACAAGCGGCACTACTACTACAAATCACCGCTCGGGCGGCGTCTGTTCGAGCTGGGCTTAGGGCCTCTGACCCTAAGTTTCGTTGCGGTATCGGACAAGGAATCCTTGGCCGAAATTCACTACCTGCAACAGACGCACGGGGCCGATTGGCCGTTGGCATGGTTGGACAAACGAGGAGTTAATTATGCGCAATACGTTCGTTAAGGCCCGCGTTCTTCCGCTGGCCGCCGCTCTTTCTTTTGGTGTTACTTCGTTCGTTGTTGCGCCGCCTCCGGCGCACGCGATCACGGTCTACTGCACCAACTGCTCGACCGTGTTTTCGCAGGCCACGCAGGTGGCTAAGGAAATCGAAACCGCCATCAACACGGCCCAGCAGCTACAGACGCAAATCCAGCAGTATCAGAACATGGTGACGCAGGGGCTTTCCCTGCCGTCGAGCATGTTCAACCGGATCACCGGGGATTTTCAGCGTATCCAGCAGCTTTACCAGCAAAGCAAGGCGCTGGCCGGGAACGTGGCGAATTTCGATCAGCAGTTCCGCAACCAGTTCGGCGACTACAACCGCTATCTGTCGCAGGTCGGCCAAAACCCGACCTACATGCAGGACAACTATAGGCGGTGGAACGAACAGGGTTCCGACGCCATGCGCGTTGCGATGCAGTCGGCGGGCATGAACGTGAGCGCCATCGCCGACGAGGACGCGATGATGGCCCAACTGGTCGCGCGCTCGCAGAACGCGCAAGGCCGGAT